ATGACTTTGCTTTTAAGGCTAATAAGTTTGAAGTTCAAACTGGTTCTAATGTAGATATGAATGGCACAGAATTAATCTTAGATGCAGATGGTGACACAAGTATCACAGCAGATACAGATGACCAGATAGATATTAAGATAGGTGGTAGTGATATAATTAGTGCTACAACTTCAGCTTTCACAGTGAACTCAGGTGTTGTATTTAATGAAAATTCTGCCTCAGTAGACTTTAGAGTAGAATCAAACGGAGACGCTAACTGTTTAATTGTAGATGGTTCTGGTGATAAAGTTGGCATAGGCGAAGACGTACCTGAAGGCAAACTTCATGTATTTACTGGTGATGCCTCCGTTGGTCCAAATGCAAAAGCTGATGAGTTAATTGTTGAAGGTTCTGCACACTCAGGAATTAGTATTCTTAGTGGTAATAGTAGTGATGGAAGTATCTATTTTGGAGATAGTGGTGATGATAATATAGGTCAAATAGCTTATGCACATAATGGTAATTTAATGCAGTTTATCACTAATGCTTCTGAAGCAATGCGTATTACCAGTAATGGTGATTTATTAGTTGGAAAAACATCAGCAGGTTCAAGTGTACAAGGTATTGAAGCGATAGGAGCTAACGGTGATTTTGGTGCCACTAGAACTAATGCAGTGCCTATGGTAGTAAATAGATTAGGAAATGACGGAGATTTAGTATTACTTAGACACGCTACCTCTACAGAAGGCACTATTGCAGTATCAGGTTCAACAGTTTCTTACAATGGATTTACAGGTACTCACTGGTCAAGACTTGCAGATAATTCTAAACCAACAATTTTAAAAGGAACAATTTTAGAGTCTTTAGATGCTATGGTAGATTGGTATCAAATAAAATTTACAGTCACAGATAAAGAAGCAAAAGATGAAAATGGTGATTTAAAAACTTATGAATTTAAAGAGGACTATGCACTAAAAGATGGTGAATCTGTAGGTGATGTAATTACACATACACATGATGGTGTAGACCTTCCTGCAACAATAGAAAAAGAAAAAGATATTAAACACGCTCAGTGTAAGGTATCTGACTCCGCTGAATCAAAATCAGTTTATGGTGCTTTTGTTGATTGGGATAATGATTCTATGGACACAGTAAATGATATTCTTGTTGCACAAGTAGGTACATTTGTAATTAGAGTTCATAAAGATGAGACAGTTGCTAAAGGTGACTTAATACAATCAAAAGGTGATGGCACAGGTAAAGTACAAGCTGATGATATTATCAGAGCGTCAACAGTTGCTAAAGTATTATCAACAACAAAGATAGAAACATATTCAGATGGAAGCTATATTGTACCATGTAGTCTACATTGTTAAAGAATAAATGTTTGGTGTATCTCCTTTTGGCCAATATTCTTTTTCTGGGTATACTGATCAACCAGTAAACTTAGAAGGTGTTCAAGCTACAATAAGCTTAGGAAACATTGCAACGATTGAAGCGAATGCGGATGTTTTACCAACAACTAATATAGCTAATATAGCTATCGGTAGCTTAAGCTTTGTAGGTAAGGCTAACGTATTAGTTACCACCAATGCTCTTACATCTAGCGTAGGTAGTGCTACACAAAAAGCTGCTGCTGACGTAGCAGTCACGACTAACTTAGCGGGGACCGTGGCTAGCGGATCGGTGACCATTGTAGCTAAGGCTGTTGTTATACCGGGAACTAATCTTTTAACTTCCGCTGTCACCGGACCGGGTGTTATTACTTGGAACGACATAAACACAAACGCAAGTCAAACATGGACAAACGTAGAAACTTAAGATAAAATGGAGAACACATGTCATCATCTTACTCAACATCATTAAAATTAGAAAAAATGACTACTGGCGAAAAAGCTGGTTTATGGGGCACAGTTACTAATACAAATTTAGATTTAATACAAGAAGCAGTAGGAGGTTATATTTCTATTGCTATTACCAATGCAGACATAACAACAACTATAGCAGACGGAGCATCTTCTAATGGCCGTAATGCTGTTATCAAATTAACAGGAACACTTGCTGCGAATAGAAATATCACTGTTCCAGATTCTGTAGAGAAAGCTTGGTTGGTTGTTGATGCAACAGATAGAAGTTCTAGTCACTTTACATTAACATTTAAAACAGCGTCAGGAAGTGGAGTCACACTAGCTCGAGGTTCTACTACTTTATTATTCTCAGACGGAACAAATATTGTAAAAGGCATGATAAAAAAAGGGTATGTAACAACTACCTCTGCTTATACTGCTGTTGCAGATGATCAAATCATAGTAGATACAAGTTCTACTGCTGTCACAATAACATTACCTGCAAGTCCTAGTGTAGGAGATGAAGTTCATTTTATAGATGGAAAAGGAACGTTTGGTTCTAATAACTTAGTTATCAATAGAAATAGTTCTAAGATTAACTCAGGTACATCTAATTTAACAATTTCAACAAATGGTCAGTCTTTTACATTAGTTTTTGCAAATGCAACTAGAGGTTGGACTTATAAGACATTTATATAGGAGATAACATTGTCTCTTATTAACTTTGAAATTGCTCCCGGAATAGATAAACAAAATACTACCAAAGGTGCTGAGAATCGTTGGGTTGATAGTTCTAATGTAAGATTTCGTTATGGCCTACCAGAAAAAATAGGTGGTTGGTCTTCTTTAATTTCAGATAGTATTGTCGGAGTTGTCCGTGCACAAAAACCTTTTATAGATACAACCGGTAATAGATATATTGCTTTAGGTACAGATAAGTTTTTATTATTATTCTTTGAAGGTCAGCTTCATGATATTACTCCTTTTGATTCTACTAGAAGACAAACAAGTGCAACTCTAGCAACAACAGATGAATCTACTTCTATTACAATTACAACCTCAAGTGCTCATGGTGCAAGTGTTGGAGATATTCTACAATTAGATTCAGTAACTCTACCTAGTGGCACAGGACTTAGTGCTAGTAATTTTGAAGACAAAGTTTTTATGGTTAACACTGTTCCTAGTACAACCACTTTTACAATCACTTCTTCTGCAGCAGCAACAGCTACTGTAAGTACAGGCGGATCTACAACAATAGATTTTTATTTTGTAGTTGGCCCACAAAAACAAACTTATGGATATGGTTGGGGTGTTAGTACATGGGGTGGCACAATATCTGATGCAGCGTCAACAACGGTCAACGAAGCATTAGACAATAGTGAAACAACCATAACACTTACTAGTGCTGCTTCTTTTCCGACAGCAGGTACAATATTAATTGAATCAGAATTAATTACATATACAGGAAAGTCTACCAACGACTTGACAGGATGTACAAGAGGAGCTCTAGGCACAACTGCCGTGACTCACGATAACGGAACAGCCGTAGTCAACGCAACAGATTATAATGCTTGGGGTGATGCAGTGAAAGCTGGTCAAGTAAACTTAGAACCCGGTCTTTGGTCCTTGGATAATTTTGGTGAAGTATTGGTTGCAACGGTTGCTAATAGTAAAACTTTTACATGGAACCCTTCAGCTACAACACCTTTAACAACTAGAGCAGCTCTAGATACAACAAATTTTGCAACAGGAAGTAATCCTACAGCATCAAGATTAACTTTAATATCACCTACTACAAGACACTTGATACATTTTGGTACAGAAACAACCGTGGGTACAGCAACAACTCAAGACGATATGTTTATAAGATTTTCAGAAAGAGAAAACATTAATAGTTATACGCCTAGTGTTACGAATACAGCAGGTTCTCAAAGACTTCAAGACGGAACAAAAATCATAGGTGCTTTAAAAGCAAAAGAAAATATTTTGATATGGACTGATACAGCTTTATATACAATGAAGTTTGTTGGATCTCCTTTTATATTTGGTTTTGAACAAGTAGGTACTAACTGTGGTTTGATTGGTAAGAATGCTGCTATAGAAGTAGACGGTGTTGCTTATTGGATGGGTACAAAAGGTTTCTTTTTATTTGACGGTACAGTTAAAACTCTACCTTGTTCTGTAGAAGACGAAGTATTTAATAGTTTAGATACAACCAAGGGACAACAAGTTGTTGCAGGATTAAATAATTTATTCTCAGAAGTTACTTGGTGGTANACAGAATCACCNTCTCCTACTGCAGGTGGTGACTTTAACAACAAAGCAGTAACATATAATTATGCTGAATCATCACAAGTTCCTGGTGGTGTATGGTACACGAATAGCGAAGCGAGGACTTCTTGGATTGATGCAAACTTATATCCGAAACCTCATGCAACAAAGTTTGATGATACCGGCACAGGAACGTTTCCTGTTATTTTAGGAGAAGATGGATTAGGTAAAACAATATATTTTGAACATGAAATAGGAACTGATCAAGTGAATGAAGATGGAAGCGTCACTACCATAGAATCCAACATACAGTCTTATGATTTTGATTTACAAAGCCAAACAGGTGCTGGAGAGAACTTTGTATCGGTTAGTCGTTTTATACCTGATTTCAAAGACTTGGAAGGTAACGCCACAGTGACACTAGCTGTTAAAAGATACCCTTCAGAAACAGGCCTTAGTTCTACACATAGTCCTTTTATTATAAACTCAAGTACAGATAAAGTTGATACAAGAGCNAGAGGAAGNTATGTTAGTGTTAAAGTTGCAAANACAGATATTAANCAAGAGTGGAGATATGGAACACTAACTCTCGATGTTAAACCGGATGGAATGAGATAATGGCAAGAATAGTAGTAAGAATACCAGAACCTAAAAATGATTATGAAGTATCTAATCAAAGACAAATTAACAGAGGTATTGCAGCATTGATTGAAGAACTCAATACAACGTATCAACAAAATTTAAGAGAGGAAGAAGAACGTTTTGCTTTCTTCTTTGCTTAATGGCTAATAATTATTTAAATAAAAAAGTAGATCTTAGTAGTACTGATATAACAACTCTTTATACAGTGCCTTCTGAAACCACAGGTATTATAAAATCAATCATTGTATCAAATGATTCTGCTAGTGCAGATACTCTTACAGTTACTATAACTAATGGTAGTAGTGTTTTTAGTGTTTATAAAGAAGAAGCAGTTGGTGCAAAAGCCACTAAAGAACTTCTTTCACAGCCTTTGGTTGTAGAAGAAACAGAAATAATCAAAGTCACGGCAGCTACAGCTAATAGACTTCATGTCATATTATCTGTGTTAGAAATGACTAGGACAACATAGGAGGTAAAAATGGTATCATTTGTAGAAAAAGGTAAAGTAGATACAATAGTCAATGGTAAAGTTATAGAAAAAATTGACATTGAAACAGAAGTAACAGTTAAAAACCTTAAAACTAACAAAGAATATTCATCAGATAAAGAAGCAGAAGACGATGTAAATGACTCTAATACAGATACAAAACAAGAAGATATATCTAGAAGTGTCAATATAAAAGTCGCTAAAATGCCAGATGTTCTATCAGAATCTGAGGATGAATAGTTGATTTTTGAAACAAAAAAAAGTAATGTGTTTATGATAGATGCAGATAAAATAAGGGATATATCCATGACATGTGGTTTATATAAATCTTTTCCTCGCTATCAAGACCACACGTACGAGGACGTGCTCCAACATATTTTACCATCCGTTATATTAGGACAATACAAGGTGCATTATGAAAATAATTTACCAATTGCTTTTACCAATTGGGCTTTTTTAAATGAAGAAACAGAACAAAAATTTATGAAAACAGCAGATTTACACCCTCAAGATTATAACAGTGGAACGATAGCTTGGCATATAGATACTGTATGTTGTGGCAATATTAAGAAGGTAATGAAGTGGAGTAAAGAATACTTTACTAAATTATTAGGATATAATAAACCTGTGAAATGGTTAAGAATGTCAGACAATGAAACAATTAAAAGAACAGCCATTCAATATACAAAAGGACACTACGCCTAATGGGTAAAGTATTTAAAAAAGCAGAAGACGTAGTATCAAACGTATTTAAACCTGTTAACAAGGTCATTTCAAATATAGTACCTAATGAAATTAAACCTTTCATAGGACCTCTAGCTTCTATATTAATTCCTGGTAGTTCAGCACTTGGTCTTAGTGGAATTATGGGTAATTTTGGTAGAGGATATTTAGCTAATCTAATAGCAGATAGTGCTGTTAATGACGGTAAAACAGATTTAAGAAAAGCTGCAGTATCTGGAATATTTAAAGCTCTTCCAACTTCTGCAGATATTAAACAAGGCCCTCCAACAGCAGATAAAACATTTTTACAAAAAGTAGGTACAGAAGGTAAAGAGATTACAGCTAAAGCTGGAGACTTTTTAAATCCAAGTGTTTCTGGTCAAGAAGGTGAAATACTTAAATCAATAGTTGATGTTGGTAAAGCTGCAGGAACACAAGCATCAGTAGGAGTAGGGATTGATATTTACGATGCTGCTAAAGCTGCACAAAACTCTTATCAAAATTCAGAAGATGGATATAATACATCTGAGTACTTAGGTTATTTACAAAGTTATCTCGCCAACGCAGGATATTCACAACAACAAATTGATGATTACATAGCTAATAGACCAAGTTACAATAAAGGTGGTCGTGTAGGATTAGCTCTTGGTGGTGACCCTACTAGTCAATCTATAATAGATATGTTAACACAAGAATCTATAGAAGAAGAAATACCTCCTAGATTACTTATGTCTATGCTTGATCCTAAACCTACTGAGTCTGGAAATCCTGCTGATACTTTAATAGATTTACCGGGTGAATTAGAAGATGAAGACGATAGAAGTTTTGCAGGTGGTGTAAAAAGTTTATTAGATCCTAATGAAATGCAAGTTACAGACAATGCCGGTGGTGGTTTAGGTAAAATGCAACAACAATTAATACAAATGGGAGTTAATACTTCTCAAATGTCACCAACTGAAATTATGGAAATATACAATAGAATGATGGGTGGAGAATCAGGACAATATTTTGGTGCTAAAAAAGGTGGACTTGCAAATTTAAAAATGGGTGGTATGCCTTCTATGGAAATGGACTATAGAGGCGGTGGCTTTATACCTGTGGGGTCTAAAGAGAAAGCTGATGATGTCCCCGCGAGGTTATCAAAAAATGAATTCGTTATGACGGCTGATGCCGTTAGAGCTGCCGGTGGTGGTAGTGTTAATAAAGGAGCACAAAGAATGTATCAATTAATGAACAATTTAGAGGCAAAAGTATAATGGTAGATACAACAATAACAAGACCTGCTCCCTTTATAGAAGCTGGTGGTGAGGTACTTGTAGATCAATTAACAAGACAATTAGGAACACCTATTGATACACGTTCTTATCAACCTACTGTAGCAGGCGAAACAGCTTTACAACAACAAGCTAGAACTTTAGCAGGTGGTCTAGGTTCTTTTGAACCGTTCTTAAATCAAGCAGGTACTGATGCTACTGCTGCTCAAAGTTTAACAGGGCCTCAAGCCTATCAAGATTTTATGTCACCTTATCAACAAGAAGTTATTGATGCTTCTCTTGCTGCTTTGGAGCGAGAAAGAGCAACGCAAAGATCAGCAATTGGTGATCAAGCATTTCAGTTTGGTGCCTTTGGTGGTGGTAGACAGGGTGCTCAAGAAGGTGAGTTTGATGCGGTTACTGCTTTTAATAAAGCACAACTAGAAGCACAATTAAGAGCACAAGGTTTTCAACAATCACAACAAGCAGCGCAACAAGCTTTTGCTAATCAACAAGCATTATCTACACAGCAACAAGGACTAGCACAACTAGCTCCACAATTAGCGCAACAACAAATTTCTGGTGTTGGTCAATTAGGTCAACAGCAACAAGCACAGGCACAAGCTATTATCGATGCACAAGCCGCAGCAGATAGAGAAGCAGCGTTTGCCGATCAACAAAACTTAGGATTTGTTGGTCAACAATTAACAGGATTAATAGGTGGATATCCAGCACAAGCAGG